AAATATCTGGGTACAGATGGGAGACTATGTTAGGTGGAAGTTCATGACGCCGACCACAAAAGTCTTTACAGAAACCATCCCTCCTCCCCAAAATAGTTTCACACCTACAAAAACATTTTTGGAGAATACATCGTCCACTGATTATAAACCATACATGATTCGACCCATGATCTCTTTTGAGATTTTCACAGTATTTTGAATTTGTTGAAACTAAATATAAAAGATTGTGTTTGAATATTTTTGTAATCGTGGCACCACCCTGTCCCTCCAAATTCTTTTTTACAAATTTCTCAATCATGTATCTCAATTCCTCATTGTGGACCTCGTCCTTCGTTTGCTCACGAGTAAATTTTCCCTCCCCAATGGTAGCAGATGGTGGTTCAATCACATGTGTCTGGGGAGCGTCCGTTCGAACCACTGACATCTTTAGAATTTCTAGGTCCGGTTTCCGATCAATCTTTAGGATGGTACTGAGTGGTCCGTGGGTGTATACAAATACTGGGAGATATGCGAGTTGTTCCACCCCCTTGGCCATCTTGTGGGACCAAATCATACGAAAACCACTCCCCTTTGTCCCCCTCTGGACATTACCATAGACAGCTGCATCTATGATTTCATTCCAATCTAGGGAACCCTTAGCTATAGAGAGTGCAACCAAAATATGATCTCTGAGAGCTATTGCGGACGCCTGGTCTACCACGAAACCTGGCCAATTTAGATGGACCCCGGTCTTCACGAGGGAACCACATTGTTTGGGAGGTGAAACCGAAATGAGACAGTTCTTACCACCATGTCTCTTGACCTTGTCACAAATGACCTTACAGATATCCTTGATTTCTTCCATCGTCAAGGATTCGACATCCTTGTAGTCTATGTCGACGAAGAAGTTATAGGTTGGGCTCTTTTGCTCAACGAGAAACAACTTCTCACCCGAACTCACCGCCTCCACATACTTTTCATGAAACTCATTCAATCTATCAAATGGTACCGAGAGGACACCACCGTCCATTCGTACATGTGATATATTGGATGCGTTAGTAAATTGTTGGGAAATGCACCACTTATTAAACATACCTAGGTAGAGACCTTATTCTCTAAACCACCTCATACAGGATACATCCTGATATTCCTGGGTTTCGGAAAGTTCCTTCTTTATAGTGAGGAGTTCATAGACCGTCCTGTCCTTATTCTCCTCCAACCATTCCTTAATCTCCTGTTCACAGAGACCTCTATTACTTTTCAATAATTCTTCAATCTGCATCAAAATGAAAGCCTTTGACTTCATTATTTTATAGAAAATGTTTTTCTATTCAAAGAAGTTATACAGGCATAGAACTGTGGATTCTTCAAAACGTTATCCACTATGAGCTTCCAACGCTTACGTGTGTTAAATTCCTCTAGTGTGTCATAACTCATGTAATCGTTTTCATCGTGGGTCTTCTTAATGGGCTGGTTCATCAACTTCTTTAGGCTTGTCTTCTGCTTCTCTTCGTAAAACTTCTTGACCTGCGAGTGTTGTTCGGCTCTGTTATAATCTACAAAAAATATGTAAACGTTGTATTCTAGATCTACCGTGGGACTCTCCTTGACTGTAAATTTAAATTCCGTGTACTCTCCATTTTTTAGGGACACGACCCCCCTCGTTTCCTCCTCCAACTCCCTAAGTGCACACCTGAGAGGATTTAGAATCTCCCTCCGTCTGCACCCACCCGTGACGAAAATCCAATCCTTGAATCGCCAATCCCTCACCGTTAGGAACCTTGGCTTATCGTCCACGAAGCTAACCGGTATTGCAATAGCTTTGTACTTTTTCATTGCGCATTCGCAAGTTATAATAGGGGCACAAGTTTATTCCTCGGATTTTACCTCCTCTTCCTCCACTTCTTCAATTTTGGGGACTGGTGCATTGAGGTGCTTCACAACCTGCTCCGAAAAACCCTTAAATTCGTTGACCTCCTCCTTAGTCTTCTTCAGTTCGTTGAAGAGGAAGATAATACCGGCGGCACATATAATCACACCGACGATCAACATCGTCTCACGGTTAATTGGAATCATTTATACTTATAAAGAGCACCTCCCTTTTAAGTAATTACACCCATCGAGGGTTTCCCTGAGATTGGACACTCGTAGGGACTCTGTGCAAATTGGACGGCTTCGTAATGCGTAGGCTGACACGACTTCTCCGTAGAGGGTGTCGTCTGTCCAACAAACTTTTCGAGTCTCCTGGACTTGGGATCGTACGTCAATACAAAAACGATGGCGAGGAGGAAGATGACTTCCAAATACATAGTTATTATTTAGTTAGAATATAAAAGACCGCCCATACCGTTCTCAATGCGGAGGACGTTGTAGTTCACCGCGTAGACGTCCTTGTCACAGTTGGAGGTATCGTTGACGATACGCGCCGAGTCAAGGCGGGAGAAGTTGAGGGAGCCGGTGGGCTGGAGCTTCGAGGCATCCAAGCAGAAGGGGTAGAAGAAGAGCTTCTTGGCGGTGGACGAATCACCGTTGGAGCTGTGGTAGTAGAGGGGCACAGTGGTGAAGTTGGGGTCCGCAAACTTGAAGTCCGCGACGTCGGTGCCGTTGATTTGGAGCTTGAGCTTGTTCGCATCCGCCAAGATCGCGAGGTTGGACGCATCCGCCGCGGCCAGGTACTTCACTGGGTGATTGAAGTTCATCTCTTGGATCTTGGTGCCCGAGGAGATCGCCTTCTGGACCTGGGTCATGATCATGTTTTGGGGCTGCGCAGCGAAGACCTCCCGCTCTTGGGTATCGAGGTACGCGTAGTTCGTGTAAATGTCCCACTTGTCCGTAGCCGCCGCCGTACCCCAGGTAATGCGGAGCTCAACGTCGTGGTACTGGAGGGAAATGAGGGGGAGGGCCGACTGCCAGTTCTCACAGAAGGCGAAGCGGAGGGGGTAGAAACGGGAGGTTCCCGCACCACCAAAGAGGTTGCCCGCGATGGACTTGGAGGAGGAGGTCGCCGAAAGGGCTGGCGCGATGAGGGTCGAGTAGGTCGAGTCCTGCTCGTCCACAACCTGACCACCGATGAGCAATTCAACCCTGGCAATCTTGGTGCGCCACTGGGCGGCGGTGTAGGCCTGGGTCGCAGAGCCATCGTTGGCGACGAGGTAGACGTAGCCCATGAGGTCCCCCTTCCGCTCGAAGCGGACGGTGGACATACCATTGTTCGAGACGTTGCCCTGGATGACCTGACGCTCGACAGTTTGGGAGAAGTTGGTGTGACGCTTGTAGGTCGATCGGAAAAAGCTGACCTCTGGTTGGCCAACGAGGTGGACATCCTGAGCACCGACGGCAACGAGTTGGGCAATACCACCAGACATTTTATATTATAGTGAGAGTTTATTTTTAAGCTGACTTTTTACAAGTTGGGTCTACACTGTGCGCTTGTACGAATAATTTGTAATAGCGGGTGTACCAGGACCAACGTTAAAACCAAACCAAGCATTTTGTGAATGTTCAGTAGCAATACCATAAATAGTCAAAGTAGTTATCCTTGCTCTTAAATCCACAACATTATTAGCAGATAAAGGAACCAAAACATTGTAAGTAGAATCACGGGCATCATCTTTACCAGCCATTATGTCTCTAGTGGCTACGCCATCAACATAAAGAGTAAGTTCACAAGCAGTATCTCTATGTGATATGTATACACCAAACATATAGTTTCCACTTACCGGAGCAACAAATTTATTAATATTTGTACCAGTTGTTTGGAATCCAGCGCCAATATTCGTTTTAACACCATTCCAAGCTATACTATCACCAGCGGATATGTTATAGTTTGATGATGAAGTATTATGTACTAAAAATGAAACATCTCCAATAGCAACTGAAGGACTGGAGACTAACTCCCACTCCTGATTAGGGGCTGCGAGGAACGCCTTATACTTACCGTTTAGGTGGGTATCGGTGATCGCAGTTGCGCGGTCGATAACAGTGCCCACTGGGTATATAGCGTCCAGTATTCCTAGAGCCCCAGAGACATTGAGGTCACCCGTGACCGTGGCGTTCCCAGAGACTGCCAGGTCCTTCCCCACAACCACGTTGGCGGTGGTCGCCAAA